AGACGGACATCTTTTTCTACAGCATCCATTATTTTTCCTCCCGATTTTTAATCTGCTTGGCTTTCTCCGCTGCTTCCTGGGCAGCCAAGTCCTGCAAGTCATCGTGCATCTTTTCGACGATTTGTTTTTGTCGTCTGGACATCAGCTCCGCTATGATTTCGTCCAGATCATCCGCCACGTTGTCCTTGATATTCATAGGCGCAATCAGTGCCCGAAGGATCATGCCGTCCTTCACGGCATAGATGAACCGTTGCCCCTGATTGGCAGGGCGTACGCAAATCTGCGCAAACTCCTTGTTCAGCTCACCCTCCACCGGCTTCAACAATTCCGACCGAATGAACCCGACGCTGCCGTCAGGATTTCGCAACGCGATAAGTTCTTCTCCGTTGATAACGATCCGCGTCTTGATTTCAGAGGTGGTTCCTTCATGTTCCGGCTCGTCATCCCACCTCACGCCGTACAGTTTTCCGTCGATGGTGTATTCTTCATGGTAGAAGATGTTCTTCATCTTCTTCTGCGGAATGCCCAGCATAGCGCCCAGCTCTCCCGCATCCTGTGTTCTGGGATAGCCGTCCATGCAGTAAAAGGCACTCCCCGTGCCGACAAAAATTCTGCCGCCGTTGTTGATTACCTCGCAATGACCGCAGTTCTTGATCTGGGCAGCCAGTGCAGAAAGTTTCATCTTTTCACCACCTCCACGTCCGGCTCTCCATCTTCGATGAACTCAGGGTAGGCACTCTTTGCGTGTTTCCTTGCTTCGCGGACTGCTGCATTCGCATTTTTTGCTTCCAGCTTATACGGCAGATACAAATTTTCCTTTGTATAGCTGTCAATGCCAAACAGCATGATACTGAACTTTGCCATCGTTTGCTCCCTTCTATTTATTTTTTCTGTCGGTGGGCACTTCCGGGCTTGAACCGGGCGGGGCCTGTCCCATGCTCATATAAAAGGCAGCCGCCCGGTGCGGCGGCTTCCTTCCAGAATTTATGACTTCGCTTCGACCGACGGAAGAATGTCGGTGTGGAAATAAAGTTTGTAGTGGTACGGGTCAGTGTGCGTGCCCGTGATATCCTCCACGACATACATTGTGTAGTCGTTCAGATAGATATAGTTTTTGCGGTAGGTGTCCGGCCCAATTTTCACAGTGCAGACCAACTCGTTGTTGCCGTTGTTGGAGATAGACATATAGCCTTCTGCTTCCAGAATGACTGTATCGGTTCTGGCATTGTAGACCGTGATTTTGCGCTCACTCTCGAAGTAATCTGCCTGCTTCGAGATATTGTAATTGGCCTTGTCCGCTTCGCTGCCGCAGCTGCATAACAGCAGTGATGCCAGCAGAGCAACGGCCAGAAAGAACTTTTTCATATTTCATCCTTTTTGCTATGCGTTTATGTGCGGACAGGCTACCGGTGTTATCAGATCGTGGCAAATATGGCTGCCTGCCTTTATTTCTCATTCTGCTTTTTCTTCCTTCTTTTCGACATTTCAAGAATTTCAGAAACCAACTCAACCAGCCGTTCCAGCTCACACCTCGCATCATAAAATCCATGGACGTGCCTGCTCTCATACGCATAGGAAAAAATCTTTTCAGCGGCAGCGCGGGGCAAATCGTGCCCTATGTCTTCCTGTATTTTCTGGTATACCAATTCGTGAACCGCCAGGAAGCCTTTATTTTTCAGCGTATTCAGGCGGGCCACTTCATCCTGAAATTTTTTGTTTTCCTCTGCCAATTTATCCCGGTTCCATTTGACTGACATATTTTCGTCAAAGATATGCCCCGCTTTGTATTTCTGCATTCCCACCGGTTTACAAGACATTGCGTTTACCCGGTCAAATTCTCTTTGGATGTCATCCCAATCCATTTCAACTTCTCCTTTTCTGTTCTCACCGTTCTTCCACCATCAGATCGTCCATGCTCAACTGACCATTGACGTTGTCATCTTCCATCCACCAGCGAAAAACGTCCATGCCGGTCTGCCAGTCGTCTGTCGCAAATTTCTTTTCTTCGGATTCAAGATTTCTCTTTTTACGAGCTTTCAACATTCTTTCAAACGCTGAGATGTACATTTTCTCGTAAGCAGGCCATCGCATAAACTCACGCTGTCTGCCCCCCCTACCGGCCATAGGACAGCCGATGCAGCCAACACGCTTCTGCCCTTCGCAATACAACGGATTAACAGGCAAGTGTTCGCTGTGCGTGTAGTTCCATACATCATCGTCAGACCAGTCCACGATAGGATTGACAGTCATCTTGCCCTTAAGGTTGCAGGTCTCGAACAGCTGCCTTTTTTCATCATTGTCTCCCATAAGGATGATGCGCTTTTCCTTGTCACGATGGCTAAACTCCATCGTTCCACGGTTTTTCTTTCTGTTTGTTGATTCAGCCCAGCGAACGCCGGTAGCGATAAATCTATCACGGCCAGTATTTTCTTTGAGAACGGCACAGCAATACCGCACAAGTCTTGTCGGTGGCATCAGCTTTTGAGGAATCAGTGTCCACATGGACACGGGCTTGTCCTTGTATCGTGGCATAACGATTGAGCATTTGATTCCACGTTCTTCCATCGTCTTGAACTGCTCACGTCTCCGGCGCATCTGCTGTGGTATGGCTGTTGACCACCTCGAAGTTGATTCCAGCACGTTCAGCCAGCGCTACAAGCACCTGTGAATCCTTACCGCCAGAGTATGTGACCATGAGCGGTTTCTTGTACCGATGCTCAGACAGCCGTGCAGCGTCCTGCAACCTTGCGATAGCAAGCTGTTCTTTATCCATCACTTGACCTCTCTTATAATCCAGACCCGGTGTTCACCGTATCCTTCCCAGTTCAGCGCATCCTCATGGCTGCCAGAAACAGCCACGTCCAGCTTGTTGCCCTGAATAGCTGCACCGCGATCCTGCACAACGCGCACGCCAATGCCTTCTATGTACAGAACCGTTCCAAATGGCAGGCTTTCGTCTGCCGCAACGGTCAGCCCCGCCGTCACCGGTGCGCCGCTGGCGGTGATGCCGTCGCCGGTGCCGCAAATGTGCTGGTATTCTTCTGTGCAGTATGCCGTGCACAGAAATTTCCCGGCATATTCCTTTGTCAGCCCATCCGGCAGGGCATTTTCATTGGCGTCAGTCTGTAACTGGTCGATAACTTCTTCATCCTGAATTGCTCTGTCCTGCCAGTTTTCCAG